CGAGCGGCGCTTGCAGGCGCTACCGGAGGCAGAGCGGCGGGCGCTGCGGTACGGTGACTGGGACGTTTTCGCCGGACAGTATTTCCGAAACTGGCGGCGGCACATTCACGTCATCGACCCGTTTCCCATCCCGGCGTACTGGCGGCGGTTCCGGTCGCTGGATTATGGCCTGGACATGACGGCCTGCTATTGGTGGGCGGTGGATGACCAGGGGCGCTGCTACGTCTACCGGGAGCTGTATCAGCCAGACCTTATCCTCTCGGAGGCGGCTAGGCGCATCCTGGAGCTCACGCCGCCAGACGAGCGCATCCTGTACACGGTGGCGAGCCCTGACTTGTGGAACCGGCGTCAAGACACGGGGCTGTCGGGCGTGGAGATTATGGCCCGGGCCGGGCTCACGGGACTGGTGCGGGCCGATGACCGGCGAGTGCCGGGATGGATGGCGATGTCGGAGTACCTGGAGCCGTTCGAGGATGAGGCCGGGCAGACAGTTGCCCGGCTTCGCTTTTTCTCGACATGTACGGAGGCGATTCGCACCATCCCGGCGCTGGTGCGGGGAGACAGGGACCCAAACGACATCGCGGACGGGCAGGAGGACCACGCGGCCGACTCCATCCGCTACGGTGTGATGAGCCGGCCTGCGGCGTCGGTGCGGCCGGAGCTCCAGCGCGAGAGACGGAGGGCCCGCGCTCGCCATACCAGTCCGGTCGTCAGCAGCATCACCGGGTACTAGGGGAGGACANCAACGTGCCGTTCAAGAGCAAGGCGCAGCGGCGCTACTTCTACGCCGCGGCAGCACGCGGGGAGATACCTATGCGCACCGTGAAGCGCTGGGAGCGGGAGACCGGCAACCGCCGTTTACCCGAGCGAGTGCGGCGTAGGGCCAAACGGTAAGCGCTGCGTCGGAGCAGGAGGGCACTATGGCGACCAATTTTCGGCTGCATCGGCAAAACAGAGACGTCTTGACCAGGCACCTGTTGGCGCGGTTCGAGTATGCCCGCAGCTGCCGGAGGGCCTGGGAAAACCGCGCCAGCGAGTGGTACAAGCTCTACATCGGCCACCGGGACAAGCCTGTCCCCGGCGACCCGGATTATGAGTACAAACGCAACCGCAGCAACCTGCACATCCCGCGCACCTACGAGCTGGTGGACAGCCTGCGGGCGCGCATCGTCAAGAGTTTCTTCGCCACCCGNCCGTATTTCGAGTTCCTGCCTAAGCCGTCTGCCCCGGAAGGCGTCCAACCGCTGGTGCGGCAGGCCAACGAGCGCAAAGCGGCCATTGCCGCGTCGTTGGTCGACGACCAGCTGGACAAGAACCAGATTTACAAGCTGTTCTACGACTTCGTCACCAACCTGCTCATCAGCCCGGCGGCCATCATGTCGGTCGGGTGGCGGTACGAGACACGGACGGTGCGGCGCCGGGTGGAGGTGCCACTGACGGCCATAGACCCGTGGCTGGGCAGGCCTGTCCCCGTGTTCGACCCGTTCACCGGCGCGCCCATGACGCAGCTGGTGGTGATGGAGAGCGAGGAACCCGTCTGGGATGACAACGAGATTCAGCTGGTGGATTTCTTCGACTTCTGGGTGGACCCGCTGGGGCACGACATCGACAGCTGCAGGTACGTGTTCCAGCGGGAGTGGATGACGCGCGAGCAAATCGAGGCGCGGCTGGCGGTGCTCGAACAGGAGATGGTGTCCGCGGGCGCCGGCCGCTTGTACAAGGTGCGCTGGGACGACATCCAAGGCCAGGGTGATGCGCTACGGTCGGACAGCCGGTGGCAGCGCATGTCGGCGGTCGGGCTGACGACGGACTCCATGCCCGATGACCATTGGGAGCCCGGCGAAAAGCCTGGCCAGGTCTACGAGGTGCTGCACTACTGGACCGACGACGACTACGCCATGATTATCAACCGCAGCGAGTTGGCCTATGTCGGCGCCAACCCGTTCTGGCGGCATGGGCGCAAGCCGTATGTGATGGCGTCATACGACCCGCTGCCGCACGAGCCATACGGCATGTCGGCGGTCCAAATCATCGAGCACTTGCAGCATGAGCTCAACACGCTGCGCAACCAGCGTATCGACAACGTGGCGCTGGTGCTGAACAGGATGTGGATCAAGCGCAGGAGCGCCGACATCGACGACAGCGAGCTCATCAGCAGGCCGCACGGCATCATTAACGTGGAGAACCCGCAGCATGACATCGTTCCACTGGTCACACCTGACGTAACCGGCAGCGCCTACACCGAGGAAGCGATCATCAAACAGGACCAGGAGAACGCCCTTGGCGTGGCACCGGTCGTCCGCGGCGTGACCGGGGCACGGCAGCAGACGGCGACGGAGGTCGTGAACCAGACGGCCAATGCCGCGCTGCGGTTCGACGCGAAAATCAAGCTCTACGAGGTCTTGGGCCTTAGCCGACTGGTGTACCTCATGGACTGCAACAACCAGCAGTTCATAGACCGCGAACGGCTGGTGCGGCTTTACAGCGACGAAAACGTCTGGGAGTGGGTCATGGTCCGGCCTGGAGAGCTAGTGGGCGAGTACGATTATCGCCCGGCCGGCGCCAGCGTTGACCCGGCGGCGAACCGTGAAGTGCGCCGCCAGCAATTGTTCCAGATGATCGAGGCGGCCGCACGCCTGCAGTTGCCGTTTGTGAAGCTGCCCGAGCTTGTGCGGGAGTGGGTGCGGTCCTTCGATTTCCGCAACCCAGACAAGTTCTTGTTGAGCGACCAGGAGCTGCAGATGATGACGCTCATGCGGCAGATGGCCCAGGCCGGACCCGCTGGCGCCCTCGTAGGAACGGCCATGCCGGTGCCGACGTCTGCGGCACCAGTTGGCCCGCTGGTGGCAGGCCCAGGCGCACCGCCTGTGATGACTCCCGCTTCAGGAGGTACGGCGGCCGGTGTCTAAGCGGACTTCAGAGCAACTGGAGGCTATTGCGGCCCTGCAGCGTCATCCTGGCTGGCAGTTGCTGGTTGCGGAGGTGCAGGACGAGATTCGCGGCTACCTGGAGAGCCTGGCTGCGACCGACCCAGGCGATGCGGGTCATATCGGCAGGATGCAGGGCGCCGTGATGGCGCTCCGCTCAATTCTGGCGAAGCCCGAGAGGGCACAGCGCAAACTGCAGAAGGGAGAGCGTGAGCAATGAGCAACAATGGGATTTTTGGCGAAGCGCACGTCGTTAACGAGCCGACCGCTGACGAGCAGGCTATCGCGGATTACTTTCTGGGCTACACCGACACGCCGCCCGATGTGGCCGAAGAACAGGCAGAGCCGAACGATGGCGACGCATCCGATGAGCATACGGCGACGGCAGATAAGGACGCTGGTGAGCAGCCTGCCGACAAGAAGACGGTCGTTGAACAGACTGCCGACTCGTCCAAGCAAGCCGCAAGCCAGCAGGCGGCGCCCACGGTTCAACAGGGTGCGCAGGACCCCGCCGCGTGGCAGATGGAGAAGCAGCAGTACGAGCAGGCGCTGCAGTACATGGCGGCACTTTTGCGGCAGTTCGCGGCGCTTTCGCCTTTTCCGGGCGCGGCCCCGGTGGTGCAACCGACGCCGCAGGCCGGTGGCGCCCAACAGCAGCCTGGCCTGCCGCCAACTGTGCAGCAGATTTTCGGCCTGCCAATGGCAGGCGCTATGGGCGTGCCGGGGATGGTGCCGCCCGCATCACCGTTTGTGCCTAACGCCGGGCTTCCGGCGTTTGGTCAGGCGCAGCCTACGGGCCAGCAGCAGACTGCTGCCCAGCCTGCCGCCTCCGACCAGGAGAGCGAAGAGGACCTGGATGAGCAGTTTTACACGAAGCCTTCGCAGGCTGCGCAGAAGGTGGCCGAGCGTGTGCTGGAGCGCAAGGCGCAGGAGCTGGTGCAAAAGTATGTCCTGCCGCAGATCGCCCAGCGAGAGGCGTACTTTGGGCAGGTCATGGGCCAAATCCTGATGCCTGTGTTTGAACGTATCCAGCAGTATGAGTGGGCCACACGCGTCGCACAGGAGTACCATCACCTTCTCGAGCAGCACGGCGACGACTTCGCCCAGGCGGTCAAGGAAATCCGGGCCATGCTGCGGGAGGACCCGAATCTCATGCAGCAGTTTCGGTTCAACCCGCAGCAGGTNAACCTCACGTCCCTGTACGCCAAGGCGAAGGAGCGCCTGAAGGCTAAGGGAGCGCAGCCTGGACAGGCGCAGCAACAGCAACAGCCGAAGCTCCAGGCGGTGCCCGGCGGCAAGGGTGCGGCGCGCATGCCGCAGGCCGGTGCNGCCCGCGTGCGCNCNGAGGACGACAACGACGCGCTGGTGGAGGCCGCCCTAGGCCCTGTGGGCNCCGGCGGCCTGTGGGGATAACCGAATAACCTTTCGGCGTGCCAGCAGGCCACGGAGGGCAGCTGAAGGCCCGGCTCCACGGAGGGAGCCGGGCCTTTTTGCACGCCGTCACCACAAAGACCAAGGAGGGTCATACCGTGAAGGACTTCGTCTTCGACTTGCAGCGCTTCGCTGCTGTCACGACGTTCGACATCGAACGTGACCGCAGGGCAATCGACGTCACGAAGCGCATCGCCGAAGAACGGCCGGACATCTCGCAGTTCATGGTGCTGCTCATGCGCGCCCGCAAGCGGCCGACGCAGAACAGCGAGCTGATCTGGTGGGATGACCGGCCNTGGGCCGTGTGGGCGGAGGCCACCGCGGCGGCCAGCGATTCCGACACCATCATCACGGTGGACGACGCTACCATCTTCCGGCCCAAGGACACGGTGCTGGTCACGAAGACGATGGAGCAGATCTTCGTGACCGACGTCAACTACCAGACCAACACGCTGACGGTCATTCGCGGCTACGGCCAGCAGCCTGCTGCTCCCATCGACGCTGGCGACAAGCTGATGTGGCTTGCCAACGCGATGGAGCAGTTCAGCCGGGCGCCGGAGAGCAAAATCGCGCAGCCCACGAAGCGGTTCAACTACACGCAGACTGTGCGGACGACCTTTGATGAGTCCATGCAGTCTGCGACCGACGAGCTGGTGACGTCCGGCACGGAGCGCCAGCGCCTGCGCCGGAAGAAGCTCTTCGACCACCGGGCTGCGCTGGAGCGCACGGCGATTTGGGGCCAGCGTCTTGAGGACCCCATCAACCGGCGCCACCTCACCGGCGGCATCAACTCGTTCATCATCACGAACGAGTTTGACTTTGGCGGAAACCTCGACGAGAAGGTGTTCTTCACCGACTTTACCGAGATGGCTTTTGCCTACGGTGAGAACACCGACAAGGTGCTGCTCACGTCGCCGGCGGTGCTCGTCCGCATCAACGAGTTTGCCCGGGATAAGATCGAGACGACCAGCGGGGAGGACACGTACGGCCTGAAGCTGCGCTACATCCAGACGACGCTTGGCCGCCTGTTCCTCGTGCCGTCCCGCACCTTTGAGCACGACTTCGCCGGGTGGGGCTTCGTGCTCGACATGGAGCACATCTACTACCGGCCGAAGGTCGGGCGCGACACCAAGCTCTACACCAACATCCAGGAGAACGACGCGGACGGGTGGCGCGACGAGTACCTCACCGAGTTCGCCATGCAGGTCGAGCTCGAAAAGAACCACGTCCGCTTCATCAACGCGCTGTAACGAACGGTGGGGGGCGGGGCAATCCCGCCCCTCAAACTTCCGGGAGGGATTGGCATGGCTCTATTCGTGAGCGTGGCGCCCGAACTGCGGGCCGTTGTGAAAGTGGGCGGGAAGGCGCACGTCGTCCGGTTCTCCCGCGGTTCGCTTGACACCGCACAGGTGGCGCCCGCCCTTGGNGTTGCACAGGAGGAACTGGCCGCCGCGATTCGGGCGTTGCCGAGCTTCGGGCGACGGGTATTCGAGTCACGTCCAGAAGTTGCGACAGCGACTCGCAAGAAGACAGGCGGAGGGGCCGNCTAAGNCCCCTCCGCNTTTTCGGGAGGGTTCTGGAATGGCCATTCGCATGTACTTCGATGAAACGGTGTCCAGCCTTGTGCGGGACGACATCAGCCCCACTCTTGGGTCGCCTGATACCTACGAAGGCCCCGCAGAGGGTGGGAGTGTTGAGCGGAAGCTGTACCTGTACAGCGACAACTTCCAGCGCACATACAGCAACGTGCAGATTTCGGCTCTGAACACGGACGCCGATGTGCAGATCCACTACGCCCTGGACCAAAACGGTCAGCCGGGGACCTACCAGACGAACCTGCAACTGCCTGACGGTGACTACCAGACGCCCGTGCCTGTCTGGGTGAAGGTGACGTTTGCGCCCACAACGGAACCGACGCTGCGGACGGACTTGCGGCATCACCTTCAGTGGCTTGAGGCCATTGCGGGGTGACGTGAATGGCGATTGCCCAGCGTACTAACATGGGCGTTGGTTTGTCGGGTCTCNCCAAATGGCAAGGCATCGCTGTGGGACCTGACGGCAGGCTCTACTGCGCGCTGTATGACGCGGCGAACATTCTCGTCATCGACCCGGCTACTGGCACAGCCCAGCGTACTAACATGGGCGTTGGTTTGTCGGGTCTCGCCAAATGGCAGGGCATCGCTGCGGGTACCGACGGCAAACTCTACTGTGCGCCGTATAACGCGACGGACATTCTCATCATCGACCCGGCTACTGGCACGGCCCAGCGCACCGACATGGGTGCGAGCCTGTTGGGTACCAACAAATGGTCCGGCATCGCCGCTGGTCCCGACGGCAAACTCTACTGCGCGCCGTATAG